CATTGGCATCGGTGTTGAATTGAGCACTTTGCTCAATACCCACTTCGTTCTTGACTTGATCAGCCAAGGCCGGCAAATCTTTGAACTGCATGCTGGTCACATCTTCCAACATTTTTTGCACACGATCAACCATGTCTTGAGCTGCCAATACTACCTGTGCCTGTTGTATTTCACTTTCCGACAGGCGGCGATACAGGCGATTGTGATTGCGACGATTTTCCATGGTTGGATTGTTCATTTGCTGTTGCAATTGACTTTTTTGTGCTGTCAACGCTTTGATTTGATCATCTATCTGTTTGATTTGATCTTGTGTTGTTTTTTTCTTTTGTTGCATTTGTGCAGCCTGCATGCCAGCTGTTTGTGCAGTGGTTGGTGTGGCCATGGTTCCCATTGGCATGGTTGCGTCTTCATGCATTTTTTTGGTCAACACCTGTTCCAGCATGACCAATTTCAAATAGGTAGGATTTTGTTCGCTTTTGTGGAATTCAGGAGTGCGGCGATGTTCTTGAACAAGTCCACGTACACGACCTAAAAGATCACGTGTTTGACGACGGCTGATGGTGTCAAGTCTTATACGACCACCAAAGTAGCTTTCAAATACCTTAGCGGCTTGTTTTGTTGGGCTTGCGGCCAGTTCTTGCAGTTTCATTGTCTAATCCTCGTTGTTGATAATATTTAGCCTGATTGACACATTTGGCCAATTGAAGTTCCAGTTGTTTTTTCAGTATTATCTTGCCTTCCAGTTTGATTTCAATATCTTCTCTAAATTGTGGTCTAGTGCTACGATCGCCTACAGCGGCCCTTACAGCTATGTCGTTGGTGATATGTCCTAGTTTTTGATCCAGCATCTGTAAATCACGTGCTAGGGCATATGACTTGTGCTTGTCAGCAATGCACCAACTGAGTGCGGTACGAGTGCTGGTAAACACGCCAACATCAGTGGCTGAACAAAACACTCTGTATCCACCCAATTCAGGCTGTATGACGTATCGTCCAAACACATGGTATTCACCATCGTCATCTTGAAATATTGTTTTGTCTGCTAGTCCGCGAAATTCTTGGCGGAAAATTCGTTCTAATTCTTGTTCGGTATTCATTTAATCACGTAATGGCTGACCAGATAAATGATTGATCCGCCTAAAAATCCTATGATGCCTACTCCCCAGGCAATCAATCTATCGGTGTTTTTTTCACCCATTTTGTTGACATTGGCTTTGACTTCAGCAACCATTTCGCAGAGATGAGCAATGTTTTCAGCCATGACAGACATTTTATCCTCTAACGCATTGTAGCGTTCGGCACACAGTTCAACGTGTGCTTCTAAACTTTTCTTTTCAATTTCGGTGGTACCAGTCATTACGTTCTCCAGATCACTTATTTACCGCGACAGTATCAAACCAGATGTTTTGTTCAGGGCCACTTGTGATCATAAATGGTGCTACATCGGCATGATTGTCCAGATCCGTCAGCATAGGAACACCGGTTGCATCACTGTATAACACCGCAACCGGGTCATCGTCGGTGCCATATACTCCAGGTGTTTCGGTTTCAAATTCAAAATACCAGCTAGACCCAGTACGAGTTGGCACTGTTGCTTCAGAAATCTGTGTGCGCATGCCAATGATCTGTTGCACTGTTTCCCAGTTGCGTTGTTGATTACGGGATCTGTTCCAGTCAGCAATGTCGTTCACAGTGTTTCCAGCGCGATCTTGAAATGGAACTCGTGACGATTTAAAGTGTCCGGTGACACCGGTAGCAGTAATATCAAATCCAGTGGTGCAGGAAAATCTCATTGTGAGTGTTTATATAGCTGATACAACACCCATACACGATCTAATGCTGTTTGCAGTTCAGCATTTTCTCTACTAGCTATCAAGATTTCTTTCCAGGCAATCCATTGTTCCAACAATTCGTCGACTACAACATCATTATCCATTATGTGTGTATTTACGGCCAAAGAAAAACCCCAGGTTTTAATCTGGGGTTGATCAACGACGAAAGTCGTGATACTAACTCAATTAAGAAGTATAGTATGTGCCTTGTGTTACAAAAGTTGCATTTGCGTAAACGTTGGCAGTTGGAATACCAATATTTAAACCACCGGATGCGTTGGCTTGTTGAGCAGCAGCAACCAAATTGGCAGTTGTGTAAGCGCCAGTTGGGTAAAGTGCAAGATTCAAACACTGATATCCTGCGCCGCCAACTTGATACATTGCAACGGTTGAAGTCTGTTGAACAGCTTGCAACACGTTAGAAATGTAACCACTTGCATTGCCCACTGTACCTGTCAAGGCAGTGTTAGCTACTAAACTGAAAAAGTCTAATTTAGGACCTTGGAAGTTAGTAACAGCAGCGTTAGCCAAGTTACCTGATTGTGAAGGCGTACCATTGAGTACGTCTGTTGCGAATACCGGTTGTGCACCACCGGAAACTACGGTTATATATGCCATTTTAAATCTCCTTTATATGTGGACTCAGAGGTCCTACTATTATTTATGATCTGGTGCAAAAATCAGAGATTTGGGTTGTTTCTTGCTCGATTAGACGCAGTGAATCCACCGGCCATGCGATTTACAGCCTTGCCCATACCAGCTGGAGTGGCCATGACCCAGCCTTCTTGTCCTGGATGCTGTAGATCTAGTTGTTGTAATACGTCCATCTTGATGTCGTGCAACCGGCTCCAGGCTTCGAAGGCCTTTTCTATCGCAGTGGTATTGCTGCGCGGACTGGTCAGATATTCGAAGATGTTGGCATATTTGTTTGGTGTTTGTGTGGCCTGCAACCAATCACCAAAGCCGTCCACTAGATTGTCAAAATTGGTGCCCACTCTGCTGTTGATATAATCAATGCAGAGCGCAGGTAAATTGGTAATTTTCATGGCTTTTAGGTCGGCCGGATTGAACAGCTGATCTATCGCGGCTCCGTTGGTTTTGTAAAGTGCTGTAAGTGCCTTTACTGCCGCAGAGTCGGGTCGCACATTTGCTTTGGCATACACTGGTTCTAACAATAGCAGACCCTCAACTGGATTAAAGTCAAAATTGCCGATGGGTTGTTTTGGTGCGCCTGGTTCGGCGTATCGGGTATGCATGGCTATACCCACTTGGCTGGCACCAATACGTTTGCCAACGTCACTGTCAGCTGGTATTCGGTATTCTATTTCGTTGGGTTGAAATACATAAAGGCCGGTCACCAATGGTGGAGTTTCCGTGTACAACAGATCACCTTGGAAAAATCCCCGATAATCCTGAGGCACTGCGGCATCCAACAAGGGCCATAGTTCCTGGTATATGGGATATAGTTCTTTGATTCGTGTGGCCTGTAGGCCTTTGGCTTGAGCATCGGCATCTCTAGCGGCCAGTAGGTCATACACCTGTCTTGGACTAGTAAACAGACCATTGTAACCCTTGGCCCCAAATCCAGCAACATCAGTTAAAATAAAAATTCCCGCGGCATCACGACCGAATACCAAGGCCGGTTTGCCGTCCCATTTGACTGTGGTGGTAGATTTGGTGTCAGCGGCTGTGTGTCGAACAATGTCCATGGCTCGTTTGATGCCGGCACTGCCGTTACGGAACACATAGTCTTCCAGGTGTTCAAGGCCCTTGGCACGACCACCTTGCACTTCTGACTCAATCAATTTCTGCATGCCTTGGTTCACGATCCTGTCACGCAGGCGTGCTAGAAAGTTTACTTCGTTGTATTCAATATAGGGATTGGCATCCGCGTTTTCCATAAACGGAATGCCTTCACGTTTCATGTGTTCGCGGAAGTCGGCCAATTTTTGATCGCGCTTGGGATCCTTCTCTAAGGCTTTAAGTATGGTTTCCACATTGCGCAGATCTGCACGAGTGGCACGCGGATTCAACAGCACCTTGGCTGTTTTGTCTGGATCGTCGGTGATCAGTTGATTGGTAGTTCTATCAGCGATACCGTCATTTTGATTCAGTTTATAGCCCATGCTTTTGGCTATGCTATTCATCATGACATTACGCTCACGACCTTTGTATTGGCTACCCGATCCGCCGCTGAGCACAAATCGACCCCAGTGTGGTTTTGGTAAAAAAGTAAAGTCGGTCTGTACATGGCCCAAGTCAGGACGTCCTGCGATTGGTGTCTTAAAATGCACGATACTGCCAGTCTTTTTGACGTAGTCTTGTGGTTTAAAATTGTGGCTGACACACCATTCGGCCAATCGAGTTTGCAGAGCTTCTTTGGTGGTGTCACTGGAATCAAGATCTAGATCACCCGA